TTAAAATTAAAATAAATAAGATTGGAGAATAAATATTGTGAAAGATAAAAATAAATTACCAAAAAATGTTGAGTTAGAAGATGAGAAAGATTATGTAGTACCTGATTCAGAGATTATATTTAAAAATATTAATATGATGTTATTTGATTTTGATACTTACAATGATGATTTTCAATTCACACCTAACTTTTTAGCTATTGAGGGAGATTTTCAAGAAGTTATAGACAGAGCTTTAGAAAATAGATTAGTATATCTTAATATAGACTATTCTAGTTTTGGTGGGGATTTAATGGTTCTATTAGCATTATATAATAGAATAAAACAATTAAACAAATTAAATATACAAGTAAATCTAAATATAGTTGGAGATTTGGCAAGTTGTGGTGTATATTTAATTTTACTGTTAGCAAAAGAAAAATTATGTACTTTTACTTTTAGTTCTATATATGACCCTGTATATTTAGCTCATGAGGGTTATATGAAAGTCTACACAAAAGATTTAAAAGATAATGATAGTTATACTTGTCAAGCACATTCTAAATTAAAAGATACTAATAAAAAAATGTTAGAGTTAGTACAAGAATTTGTACATTTATCTAAAACTGATATAAGTAAATTTAAGAAAGGTAAAGATATTTTCTTAGAACATAAAGATATATATAGAGCTTTAGAAGAGAGAAATCTTATACAAAAAGAATTTCCTATAAAGTCAGAAGTTATTGAATTTTCTAAAGCAGATAAAGATTAAAAGTAGGTTTATACCTACTTTTTATTTTATTACTTGACAAATATTAATTTATATGTTATAATAGTCCTATAGTAAAGAAAGGAAGTGATATTATGAAAAAAATAATATTTATATGTATGTTAGTATGTTCTTGTATAACCTTTGGAATAGAAGACAAAGAACATTTTGAAATCATAGTAAATCAGTTATTTGAATTTGAAGGTAAGAATTTAGTAAAAGCCGAAGATGGTTATTCTAAATTTGGCTTAACTAAATATTATACAGATGATGTAAAAAATTTAACTGAAAATAAAGCCAAAGAAATAATATATAGTAAAATATATAATAAATATGAATTACATAAAATTAATAATTTGGCTACCAAACATCTAATATTTGATTTTATATATAATACTAACCCCTACAGAGCAATAAAAGTAATTAAAAAAATATGTAAAAATTATGATGAAGAAATTAATTTAGAGAATTACTCATTATCTGACAGAGTTATAAGTGTTATCAACAATAATCCACAAATATTCGAGGAGTTAGTACAAGCAAGATTAGAATATATTAGAAGTTTAAAACTATATAAAAAATATGGCAATGGTTGGGAAAAAAGAATTAATTGGTTTCAAAATGAATATAAAGATTATATAATAGAACTAAAAATTAAACAAAAGTATATGGACATAATGAGGGAGATTAGAGAGGTGGTTAAAGTTTCTTTAGAACAAAATTAAAATGATTATAGATAAAAATTTAGTAATAAGAATTAAAAAAGATTTAGAAAATAAATTACTGTTTAAATATTGTATAAACTCAACAAATATATTAATAATAAATTTTATATACAGTAAAATTTATATTTGTTACTTATATAAATCTACAGAAGATAAATACATAAGAGTTAAATATACAAATTTAGATAATTTATTAGAGTTTTTAAGAGGTATTGAATGACAACAGATATGTTAGAACTAGGAGTATTTAAGTTATTTGAAGATGGAAATTATCAAGCCTTAATACCAAGAGTTCAAAGAAAGTTTAAAATACACGAATGTGATATAATAGTAGTAACAAATGATGATTACCTTTATGAAATTGAATTAAAAGTATCAGTTTCAGATTGTAAAAGAGATAAAGAAAAAGAACACGAACATAAAGATATATATAATAGATTGAAATATCAATATTTTGCAGTGCCTTTATCTATTTTAGATGAGTGTATTGATTTTATTCCTGAAAGATTTGGTATAATAACAATAGAAGATACTACTCTTGAAGGTAAATTTATAAGAAAAGCAGAAATGAATAAAAAACATAGAAGAATAAGTAAAGGAGAGTTAATAAATTTATTAACTACGGGGTGTAAGAGATATTTTCAAAAATTAGATAGTATTTGGAAAAAGGAAGATGATAATGAAGAAACAGAAGAATAGAGAAATAGTAATTGATGGAGATTTTATACTAAGTGTAATAATTATAGGAATTTTACTAGCTCATTATTTTGGATTTTTAAGTTTAGATTGGTATGGCTTAGGTTATTGGTTTTTTCATATATTTGCAGTTTTAAGTGTAATACAAATAATAGTAAAAGTTATAAAATTTATTTATAATAAATTTAAAAATAAAAGGAGTGATGTTTAATGGGTAAAATAATTTTAAAGTTGGAGGAAGTTAGTAAAGCTAAGTCTTCAAAGAAGGAATTTAGGGTAAAATCAGATAGTTATACAAAAATGGCTATACAAATATACATAGAAACAATAAGTCCTGTCTTTATATCTAAAAATAAGATAAAATGGGATTTAGAAAGAGATATAATAAACGAAGCTATATTTACTTCAATATCTAATGAAAGAGCTAAAGAAAAGTATACTCAAGATATGCAAGAATTATCGGATAAACTACAATTTCTCGTAGATAAAGCAGAAGAAGATATTGATAAAGAGGAAGAGCATATTTCTATATTAGAAAATTTATTTAGAGATTTAATAGAGGAATATACTACTGCTTTACTATCTTCAAATAAAGATGTAAATACAGATATAGACTTTGAATCTATATTAGCCAATATTAAATTAGGTATAAAATCTAATAAGATTAATATTATAGATACTATGGGCTTTGTTTCAGACTTAAATGATATGCTAACTGAAATCATTGCAGGTAAATTAGATGAGTAATGAATTAATATTAGATTGCCTAGAGGATATAAAAAATACTCAAGGTACTAATGAAAAGAAAAATATATTACAAGATTGGTATAATAGCAATAAACAACAATGTATTAGGGTTATGAATTTTCTTTATAACCCTAATATAGTTACTAATATGTCTACAAAGAAAATAAAAAAAGTATTAAGTGAAAATATTTGGACTACTTGTGATATAAAAGGATTAGATAATAATGTACTTGAATCTATTATGTTATACTTAGAAAATAACTGTACAGGTACAGATGAGAATATAAGATACCTACAATCGTTTAGAGATTTATATGTATATAGACAATCAAAAGAATTTTTAGAATTGTTTATGTGTAAAGAATTAGCTATTGGCTTAGACATAAAAGCTATAAACAGTGTTATTCCTAATTGCATAAATATTATTGAACCTATGTTAGCAACTAATTATACTAATGTAGCAGATAAATTAGATACTAGCACAATTTATTATGTTACTTTAAAGCTAGATGGAAACAGATGTATAGTTGATAATAGAACTGGAGTACCAAAAGCATATAGTCGTAATGGAGTAGAAATAAAAGGCTTAGATACCTTTTTAAGATGTTTAAATTTACCTAGTGGTAAAATATATGATGGAGAACTGTTACCTAGAAATATTAATGGTATAAGCTCAAAAGACCAGTATAAAGAAATAAGTTCTATTATGAGAACTAAAGGAGAAAAGCCAAAAGATAAAATTACTTATCATATCTTTGATATAATAGATTATGAGTTACCTTATATGCAAAGAAGAAATTTCATAGATAGTATAGAAAATACAGAATATCAACAAGTATGTGAAGTTCTATATAAAGGACAAATAAATGGTGTAGTATTTAAGTTACTAGATGAAGTTGTAGCAAAAGAACAAGAAGGCTTAATGGCAAATGATATTAAAGGTATGTATGAGAGTAAAAGAGTTAAAAGCATATTAAAATTTAAAAAATTTAATACAGTAGATTTGAAATGTATTGGAGTAGAACAAGGAGAAAAGAAATATGCTAATACTTTAGGTGCTATTATATGTGAATACAAAGGAAATACTGTTAAGGTAGGAAGTGGTTTTACAGATAGTCAAAGAGATTACTATTGGGAAAATCAAAATGAGATTATAGGTAGAGTAGTAGAGATACAATATTTTGAAGAAACACAAGATAAACAAGGTAATTTGAGTATTCGTTTTCCTGTCTATTGTGGAGTTAGAGAATTAGGAAAAGAGGTGTCTTATGATTAATTTTGATATATTAGAGGACAGAAAGAGAATATTGATGTATTCTATAAGATACTGTATTACTAGAAGAAGTTATGCTTTATCTGATGCCAAAGAATTAATTTTATTTTATGGTAAGGATTTACAACCTCATTTATTATATACTTTAATAGATGATGTTGAATATGAAATATCTCAATGTGATAAGACTAAAGATAATTATTGTAAAACACAACTTATATTTTTAAAAAATTTAATAAAAGAAATCTTATATGAGAAAGGGATTAAGGAATGAGTTTTAGTACAGATTTAGTAAAAAATTATAAAGAAAGACAAAAATCAATAAAAGAACTAAAAGAAAAGTTCAAAGAAGAGTTAAAAATGATATTTTTACCTCATAAGGAAGCTATTATAAATGCTTACATAAGTGGGGAATCAAATTATTCTATTATTATAGAAGAAAATTTTAAAAACAGACTAGAAGAACTATATGTAAAACTACCTGATTACAAAATTTCTATATTTAGAGAAATATTCCAAGAACAAGAAATAGCAGTAATAGTGGATTGGTTTGATACTTATATCAGAGATGAAGAGTCTGTATACAGAATAAATATATGGTTCTCAGATGATAGTAAAATAGAACAAGATAAGAAAATAAATAAAATATAAAATTTTATTTGACAAAATAAATTCTATATGCTATAATGATACTATAAAAAGATAAAACAGAAGTTTACAGCAATAAAATGATTCGGCACAATCAAAATTGACTTCTGTTTTCTCTTTATAAAATATAATAAATAAGGAGAAGTGATATTTTATGGAAAACAAATTTATGCAAGAGTTACAAAAATGGGGTAATCTTACAGAAACAGAAAATGGTGCAATCGCAGTGAAATCTACATCAGACAGTGTAGTAGATTTATTTGGTACAATAGGCTCTATGAGAGAGTACACTTATCAAGGTAGAGCCAAAGTCAATAAAGAACTTTTACCTATGTTCTCTAAAGCTATGCAAGAAAATAAAGAATTAGCAATGAAAACTTTATTTTATGCTAGAGATTGTAGAGGGGGTATGGGAGAAAAAGAAATATTTAGATATGTTATGTTAGCTTTATTAGATATAGAAACAGAGGAAAGTTATCTGTTGTTCAAAAATAATATGGCTAATATAGTAGACTTTGGTTCTTGGAAAGATTTATTAGATATATTTGATAGAACTAATGTAGCAAGAGCTAAAATAGATATAGTAGGTTATATTTATGATACTATTCAAATGGATATAAAATTAATGAATGAGGGTAAAACTCCAAGTTTATTAGCTAAATGGTTACCTACTGTCAATAGTAAATCTAAAAATACTAAAAGAAAGGCAAAGAATTTACTAACTCTTATGCCAAAATTAGATTTTGACTATAGACACTACTGCTCTAATGCTAGAAAAATGTTAAAAGTTGTAGAGAGAAACATAGCTCAACAAACATTTAGTGAAATCAACTATAGTGCAGTTCCTAGTAGATGTATGTTGTTAAACAGAAATCTATTTATGGAAAAAGACCACAAACATTTTAAAGAATACCTAGATAGTTTGGAAAAAGGAGAAACAAAAATTAATTCTTCTGTATTATTTCCTAGTGATATAACAGGTAAGTATTATGATAAAAATACTAGCTATTATGGTTTTAATCCTGATGTAGATACTGTATTAGAGGAACAATGGAAAGCACTTCCTAATTATATGGATAGACCTTTAAATGCTTTATGTGTTGTAGATACAAGTGGTTCTATGCAAGGAACTCCTATGAATGTAGCTACTGCTCTAGGTATTTATATAGCAGAAAGAAATCCAAGTGAAGCCTTTAGAAATAAATGTTTAGAATTTTCACATACAGTGCAATTTATAGATTTTTCTAAAGCAAACACTCTAAGAGATAAATTAAGATGTTATAACTATGAAGTGGCAAACACAAATTTAGAAAAAGTATTTGATGTAATTTTAGATTTAGCTTTATATAATAAATTAGAACAAAAAGATTTACCTACTCATCTAATTTTACTTTCAGATATGCAATTTGACCAAGCTACAGGAGATTATGATGCTTTTGATAAAAGATTTAAAACTTTAATGGAAAAGATTAGAGATAAATATGCTAAAAATGGTTATAATGTTCCACAAATTATATATTGGAATATTGCTACAAGAACACCTAATTTCCCTGAAATTAAAAAAGATGGTATATGTTATGTAAGTGGTTATAGTCCTGCTATTATGAAAGCTATCTTAAATACAGAATTACTAACTCCTATTGATGTAGTTAAAAATGCAGTAATGATAGATAGATATAAAGATGTTTATTTTGGGTAAATGAAATAAGGCTAGATATATTCTAGCCTTTAATTATCATTAATGAGGTAATTTATGTCTAAGAGTAAAAGAAAAATTAAACACATAATTTATGGTAGTAAATTGTATTTAAAATATTTACATAAAAGATTTTATAAAGAATATGGAAAGAATAAAGTTAGATGTAGATTTAGAAATATAAATAAAGACTTTGATAGTGGAAATTATTATAAGAAAATAAGTTTTTATAAATATTTAATATGAAAAAGGAGAAAATTTGAATAAGTTAGATGGATATACCCAATATTATCAATCTATTGAAGATGATGAGAATTATACTTATGAATATGGTGTAGAAATATTATTGCCATATATACAAAATTTTAAGAATAAAATTATATGGTGTCCTTTTGATAAGGAATGGAGTTCATTTGTTAAGGTTCTAAAAGAAAATGGATTTAAAGTGGTGCATAGTCATATAGAAGATGGTAAAGATTTTTTTACTTATGAACCTGACAACTGGGATATTATCATAAGTAACCCTCCATATAAGAATAAAAGAAAATTTATAGAAAGATGCTTACAATTAAATAAACCTTTTGCATTATTATTGCCAACAACAATTCTAAATGATGCTTTAATAAATGATTTATTTACTAAATATAATGCAAAATTACAGTTATTAGTTCCTTATCAAAGAATGGAATTTTTTAATAAAGATAGAGATATTAGTAATAAATTAAGTTTTAAAACATCTTATTTTGCAAGAGATGTGTTCAATCAAGATATAGTTTTATTGAAAAAAGAAGATAT